TTGAATTAAACTCATTTTTCTTTTGAATCAACTTATTAAAATAATCAATAATCATAGCTATAGTTATTGCTAGTCTCATAATACTTCCATTTAAACTTCCAATCACTCCTGAAACAGCATTTATGCTAGAACTTAATTTTGTCATAGTTGAACTTACACTACTAGCAGTAGTTTGAACTTTTCTTAACGAGGAATTTAAACTGTTTACTCTACTACTTGCACTTCCAATAGAATTTTTTATGCTACTAGCCATTACATTAGTGGAAAGTGAAACAGCCACAGTTGCTCTCCTAAAATTATCAGTTACTGATATAATTTGATTCATTTTTGGTGTGTAATTATCTGTAAGGTACATATTTATACCTTCTTCTCTCACATTTCCCATTACATACCACCTCCTGTCAAAGGACACACTCCATATCCATGTTTCATTTTTTCAACTTCTTCCTCAATTTCTAAGGCGAAAAAAGCTTCAATAAGCTTTAATTCGCCTTTATCCATTGCATAAAAAAGGGACGGTCTTATACCTTTTTTCTTCCAATAATAGTACATTATTGTAGTCCTGGTATCCGTCCCTATTAGTTTTTTACCTCTTCTATCACTGCATTTTTACCATAACCCATAACATCTTGAAGTATTCTATATAGGTTGGTAATTTCACCTGGTAATAATAATTTTCTTGCTAATTCTTTTGGTGTTGGAGCCTTAAATTTATCCATTAGCTCCTTATTTTTAAATAAAAGCTTTCCATCCAAATCACAAACACCTTCTATAATTGTAAGCATCTGCATCTCCGGTAAGTCTATATCCGTTTTCATATTTTCATCAATTTTAAGACAAGTATTTTGTATCTCTTCATCTTTACTTATTGTTAAAGCTCTACACATTACTTTAAATTCCTGCCCAAATATAGTTGATAATCTCTTAAGTTCAACTATAGTACTTGGTCTTTCTAAGTTTTCTGTATCTGCATTTAAAAGTAAATCTACTATGTTTATATTTTTTGATAATCCATTTTCACTCATTATTATTTGCTCCTTTATCAATCAAATTCAATCAACTAACTTTTTTACTTATTAACTATCTGAATTTATTAAGTATATATTTACTAAATATCAGTATAAAACCAAATATAAAACTAAATATAAAACTAAATTATATCAAGAAAATCATACTCAGTAAATGTGAAAGGTGCTTCTATCTCTCCTTTTACGCCAACCTCCCAATCAGCTAAAGTTAAATCATCAAATGCTATATTCTTTACTGCTATTCTTTCTGCTCCATAAGAATCTGGGTCATTTAATTTAGATATAGCAACAAATCTAGGTTCAGAACCTCTCTTTATCTTTTCTCCAATTAACTTGTGCATTCTTGAACTAACATGGTATAGAGTTATTGAACCTTTTCCTTTATATCCCATATACTTTGTATCAGTACCCATTTGACCTGCTATTATAATATCTTCTTTTGTAAATTCCATCTTTGCTTGAAACTTCTTTACTTCTGCTACTTTGTTTCCATCAAGCCAAAGTTCTCCCCAAGTACCACTCATTACATTTCTAGCTTCCATATTTGCCATATTAATAATCCTCCTATATTTCTATTGATAAATCTATATCTTCCATAGCATCAAGTACTTTTATTTTTGCTTTTAAAAATACTTTAGAACCTGTGTTAGCTTCTTTTATTTCTTGTAATGTCATATAAGATAAATCTACTCCTTTTGATTTTAAATACGATTTTTGTGCTTCAAAATCTATTTCAACAGTAGAATCAGATTCTATAAGTGCTGATTTTTCTAATTCTTCTAAATAACTTTTTATAGCTACTATCAATAAACATTTGTTGTCATAACTGTTAGTAACCTTTCCTATATAGTCATCTATTATCACCTTTCTTATGTCACTATGTATAATATCTAAAGTGTCAACTATTTTTATTTTCTGGAACATTTCTCCTTTTTCTGCTGTTAATTCAGTTAAAGAATTTACTCCTCTAGCAATTCTTATAGCTCCTGCTTCTTTAATAAGTATAAGCTCTCCTTTATTAACCCTTGATTCTGCATCAACTTTCGTCATCTTAGGTATATCGACTACATCACTAAGTTTAGTATAAGTTACTGATTGACTTAAAGGTGTACCTGCTATAAGTCCAGCCACCCTACTTGTAAACTCATCAACACTGTATTTCTTTTCTCCA